ACTGTCGACTTTATGGAATCGATACAGCGGAGAAGCGGGGTTATAAAGACGCACCCGACCTCAAGCATTTGGGGATTCTTGCCACGGAGTTTGTTAGAAACGAGGTGGCCACCAAAGGCCAGATTGTTACAGTAAAGACTGTGCTCGACGAAGAGCGCGGTAAATTTGGTCGGATTCTTGTTGAGCTTTTTTTCCAAGGCGATGAGCATAGCCTCAATCACACCCTGCTCGCAGAGCGGTTGGCGGTAGGCTATTACGGGCAGGGGAAAGGCGACCTTTTTGAATCGCATACCGCTAACGTCGACTATCATAAAAGCCGAGGCACGCTGTATGGGGAAGATTAAGTTTGAAGCGGAGCTTGAGGCGGGAGAGACGCTGATCATCTCAGCTACCCTCGAAGAGGGGGCGTTTATGTCCTACCCGCAAGAGGACGACGATTATCACGACGATGACGAGGAACCAGAACGGGACAACGTAGTGCCGCTCGACCCCTAATAAAGCTCGTCGGCCCCAAACTCCACAACATTATGGTGAGCGTTAAATGGCGTGAACACCTCGGTTTCCAAGCATTCCAGCCCGATCTTGAGCGCCTGCTCGTTGCGCGCATCCCCGAAAGCGATGGCTTCATCGCTCAGCGTGTACACACCAAACGGATAGGGGTGCGCTTTCTCTACGGCCAAGAAATAGAATTTGTCGGCGCGTAACCCCACAGAATGCGCGCCGTTGAGATAGTAGGCCGCCTGCTGATAGTAACGGAAGCTATTGATCGAAGATCGGAACCCACGGGGAGACGCATCCCGAGCGGTCTTGAGATCCCAGATGTCTGTCCCGGTGTACCAGTCCATGCGGCCCTTGCAAGGCTCGCCATGCCATTCCCAACAGATTACAAGCTCAACCCTATCGGATTGCGTCGGAATGTAATCGGACAGCACAGCGCGGCGCTCCATGCACACATCAAACAAATCCTGCTTGATTGGCGTGCGGTCGCCTACGGTTTCAAGCCAATCTGCATAGGCTTCCTTGCCTATCTTGGTGCGCCTGTCCACAGCGGGCTCAACAGCAAACTCGTCATCAAACTTCTCCAGTTCTGAGAAGACGGTGTGCTGAACGCGGCCCTCCAGTAACGCAGGCGATTCCGAGATGTCGTGCTTATTGCGCCAGCGGTAAGGACATTTGATTAGCTCGGTAAGATCGTGAGATCGCCAAGCGGGAATGGCCGCATATTCTTCGTAGGTCAGGCCGTCGTAAACGCCAACTTCAAATGTATTCATTTATATACCCTCTAGGTCTCTTTGTTCGTGAACGAGCTTCATCCCATATTCGTTGACGCCTGTCTTCGGACAGTAGTCTGGCTTGAAGATCAGTTTGTTCTTGCGGAATGGCGAGTAATCGACATGGTGGTGCCACCGATTGAAACGCCACACGACGCTTGCCACATCTGGGTGCAGGTCTGCCAGCATTTGGCTTTTTGGCTTCGTGCCTTCTTCTGCATAAAACTCTTTAGTGTTGCCACCCTTCATGCGTTGAGTCGTGACTTTCCCGCACAGGAAGGCGTTGAACTGCACTGTGCAGTAACCATCTTTGAGCACGCGCAATGACAGGTCGGTGTCTTCGTTGTAACGCCCTCGCCATGTGTAGGGGACATCGTTGCGGATCAGCAGGCAAGAATAGATCCTCGTGTTGAGCACGAAGGGTGGCACCGGATCTGCTGACTTGGCAAAGCTATAGTAATTGAAGCCAGCAATAGCGACATTTGTATACCTATTTACAAAATCCTCTGCGGCGGCAAATGTAGCGTCACTTTTTACGCGGATTTTTTTATTTCTGTGGAGTCGATGAAAATTTTCGAGATTGTCATCGAGCACCCAATGCCAAGCGTGACCTTCTGCTATAGCGTGATCCCACGCGAAATTGCGAGCAGGGCCGGGCCCTTTGGACCTGCCAACGACAGCATCGCAAGTGTCATATTCATCAAGGTAGCTTTGCGGCAAGATCAATAGATTTTCTGCGCCGTATCGGTTGGCGTAAAGGTTGAACTCTTGCTCCTCAACAATAACGCGAAAAGGAACGCTCATATTGGTGAGCGCCCTCATCGTTACCGCATTGTCTGACCTACCCTTGCTGACTATGTAGATGGGATATCGTTTCATCAACATAGATCATCTGATTGTGCTCAGCGCCCCAATGTGATCGGAATGGGAACCAAATGCTTTTGGTTTTTTGAGTGAGCTTCTGGCCAATCAATTGTGCAAATTCTTGCAAGTCTGCCTCAGTTTCGAAGCGGATGTTAATGCAGGCGTGTGGTTCCTGACGACCCTGCACGAACTCTGGCATATCCTGCCAGTGCTCATCCCACCACTTTGGCTCCTCACCGAAAAGCGTTTGTTGCTCACTCACCTTCGCTCTCCTGTATCCAGCGGCGGGCATACCAGATCATCTTTCGCATATCAGCGACTGCGCCCTTCCTATCGGCTCGCCACGCATACTTCATAATGTTGCCGTGTAGATACGCTTTGAAGCCGATAGGGCCAAGCACCTCCCTGATGGCGTCGATACACTCGATGTCGCCGTGCTTGTTGTAGTGCGGTGGCTTGTGGATTAGATCAAGGCCATCCGCGATCTCTTTAAGCGTTTGTTTACGCGCTTTATCCCATTCGGCGGGGGTTGCCTCATCGATTGACATCATTTGTTCCTCAGAAGCAGTTTGGCGCGCTCTAGTGAGCGCTCATAAGAATAGGCGCACCAGTTGAGCGTGCGCGGTGTGAGCAAGGTGTCGAGCAGTCGGCGCACCCAATGCCAAAACGTCCCCTCTTCGCTACGAAATGCGCGAGAGCTAAGCGTTTCGGCTGAATTGCCCCCACAAAGCCCGTTAAGGCCCTGTGAGAGCGAATCCATGGCGTGGGTAGCCAGATGTATTGCCTGCTTGACGATCTTGCCTACAGGGCCTTTCGCTGGCTTTTTTAATAAGGAACCGGACATACGCCATAGCCAGATGTGGTTCGATAATGCTCTTGATTGCCGAACCCGCATTTCCACTGGCATACAACCTGCCCATTGACGCCCTGCTGTTGAGACACTTTCGACCAGTAATGCGAGTGTGCAAATGCAGACATTGATACAACCACTAAGGCGATGGCCGCCACCCCTTTGACTTTTGCGTTCATTGGCTTTCTCCCTTGTTTAGAACGGTATGTCTTCATCTTCCACCAACGGTGGTAAAGGCTCAGTTCGTTTCCTGCCCGACGCCAGCACCTCTGCCTGCGTCATGCTCGGCCCCGACTGCTTTTTCTCACTGGTTTCCCCGCGCTTTAGCGCGGCCTGCATCTCAAAGCACGGCGGAATCAACTCACGGCCGACCTCATCGCAACCGGCAATCCGGTGCTGAATGAAGCGCGGCAGGTCATCGAAGATATCGCACGCACGCTTTGACTCTGCACAGGACTCATCCGAGAACTCTTTGAGATAGTCTTCAAGGTCGAAGACCACTTGCTCATTGACCGTGGGCAGTTGCCGCAACTCTTCATTTTCATCGAAGGCGTTGGGTGCGGTCAGCACGTTGGCAACCTTGGCGCGGCCCGTTGCGGTGTGCGCTACTTCGAGCTTGCAACCCTTGCCGAGAAAGATCGACGGATCGAAGCCTTGCTTTTCCGCCTCACTGAAGCCACGATTTAGCCAGCTTATCGCCGCTTTATACAAATTCGACTTTTCGTTAAGCGAGGCGGTGTACTGCGAAAAAATTGACATGGGTCGACCATCCTGCGTCTTGACCTCGGGCAGTTCCCAAAAGATAAAGATTTTATGCTTGTTACTTTTCTCTCCCTGATAGTCTTCTTCGGCGGTTCCCGCATCCACCACTTTGTAGCAAATAGCTTTGTGCGACCCCACCGGCACGACCTCATATTCAGAGTCGCCGCCATCAAATTTCAAATTCATACCCATTTTTGTAAATCTCCCTTGATGATTTGTACAAACTTGCACTAATATACACCGCTGACTTAGGGAGATGCAATGGCAATTAAAATAAAAGATCAGTCCAAGGACTTTAGCCGCCCACTTTCTAACGACATCCAAAGAGAGTTTGTAGACTGGCTACAGGGGCAGGGCGTATTGCTGGACCCGAAGAAGGGGCTGGTCGATGAGGGAGAGATTGGCAGGGCCTATATGGACGTGGATGGCCGCCGCAAACAGATTGCGTGGTATCAGGTTTGGTTCAATCAAGACCGGCCGTATGGGACAGCAAATCGCTATGACATAGGCCAGATAGGTGAGTGGCGCGCAAACAACAGCGAGGGCTACAAGCTCAGCAAGGAGCAGAAGGAAGAGATCGAGCGCCGTAGAGAGCAGGCGATCATGGCGCAGGAGATCGAGCACAGCAAGGTCAGCAAGAAGGCGCAGACCATGTGGGACGAAGC